ACCGGAACAGCGCAGATTTAGGCCATTGAATTTATTATATCTATATAATAAAAAATGAAAAGAAATTTAAAAACTTTAAATCTCCCTTCTTATTTATTATATAAACAATTAATTCTCAATGGGTCTAAATTGATCACCCTAACGAAACCTGATCGGGTCATTGATAAGTCCCAGGTTATACCTGGACCTTCTCAAGAAACTCAAGATCAAAAATCGTTAGCTATCTTTAAATTACATTTTTGGCGTATAGCCGAAATGATAATTCATAGAGATAGAAAGGTTACCAATAAGCTAAGAGTTTACCATAGATTCGTCCTTTATCTTCTATATCTCAATAGAAATAATGGGACTCTCTATGTGGTAAAGTACCTTAAAGCTTCTCTACTAGCCATTCAAAAAGTAATAGCTGGGACTCCGGTAAAATCTCTTTCTGAGATTGAACCTGAGTTTCCTTTACCTCGGTTATCTAAGGGCGGTTTACCCGCTTGAATTGGTACTAGGGATAGGAGAGCCATCATGTCCGGCTCTTCATCTGTAGTTCAATTCTACCTTAGTATGTATTCTTTACATAGGGTAATCAACGCGCCTGTTACAGCGAAGTTGAATACTATAACTGATGGTTTTACAGGTAATCTTTCATTTTTGGAGGGGTCGTTGGGATTCTTTAAAACTTGTTTTAAAGATCTTAATAAAGGCCCTCTTAAAATGGAGAAACCTAAGCTATTATTTTTACAAACTTCTTCTCCTTCTAATTCTTTTGCTTCCTGACAAGGCTATGGACGTGATGCCATGGTCTTAAGGAAGGATAAAGCCCTTTGATTTGCTGTTTGTAAGTGGTTAAAAGAGACCGGTGGTCATGATCTCTTAGCCATCTTAAAAACTTCAATATCTAAGGGTATTCCTTCTCAAAGAGAAGTAAAAGGTATGTTTGGAATGCCTGATTTAGTTTGAAGGGACAAAGCAGGGAAAAGGTATACTAAAAAGCAAGTACCCTTTTCATCTGTTATCAAGGACCTTGGCTCAAGATTCAATATCTTAGGATCTTGAGAGAAAGGTTATCTTGTGTACCAGACTCTTAAACCTAATTCATTTTCTAAAAAACCTATTCGGTCTTTTGAATTATGGTTAGATAAGAGTTCCCTTTCTAATCTTCCTGTTGTTTTAGAAGATTATGAGGGTGAACTACTTCAGCTTCCTAATAATACCCTTGCTCCTCTAGGGAGGCTAAGTTTTAAAGAAGAAGCAGCTGGGAAGCTTAGAATCTTTGCTATGGTTGACGGATGAACTCAGTCCATCTTTAAACCATTGCATGATTCGCTCTTTAGGTTGTTAAAGAAAATACCGAACGATGCCACTTTTGATCAAGATGCAGCCTTTAAACGGGCTATGTCTAAATCAAAAGATAGTGGTCATTGTTATGGCTATGATCTATCTTCAGCTACTGATCGACTACCTATCATTCTTCAGAGTGCTATACTTGAAGGACTTATAGGAAGGATGTTAGCAGCTTTATGACAACTGATTTTAGTGAATAGAGATTACTATATACCTAAGAATTCTTATGGTATAAACATAAAATCTGTCCGCTATGCAGTTGGACAACCCATGGGAGCTTTATCTTCTTGA